GAAACAAGTCTGTCAGTTAACATTTTATCCATAGCTTCAACGATTTGACCCTTGTCACTTTCGTAACGTTGAGCAAATTCATCGCGAAGTTCAGCTGTGATCTCTTCTCTGGCTTCATCTAATTTCGATTTCCAAGTTTCTTGAATTTGAGTTTTCAATTCTTCTGAAATTCCATCTTGTTCAAGAATCCCTGTAAAAATATCTGCCATGAGTAGTTCTCCTATAACTTCAGCTCTTTTATTAACTTTGTCATCTCTTCTTTGAGATAACGTTCAGCCCTACGATCATATACTGAATCAGCGCCAAGACCATAAATTCGTCTGCCGCCTCTCATGTTCATAAGACCTTCGTATATTGCTTTCGGATAAGCATCTGGAGCCGATGGCTGAGCTACAATATCTACAGTAACGATTTCAAAATCAGCAACTTGTCCTGATTCGTTTACGTTTCCTGTACCTCTTGAACTTACACCTAATTTCGCTCCACTTTCCAAAAGTGTTTTAACAATGTTCCCCATTGGGGTTGGTAAAATTTTAAGTTTACCAATTCCATTCGGACCGTCCATCCACATACTTTCAATCATATGCGATACACGATCCAAATTTACTGTTAATTCTTCAGGATGATCGGCTTCACCAAGAACTGACAAACCACCTTTAAGTCTTTCATCAATTGAGTTTACTGCCTTTTGAATTTCATCTAAAGGATAAACTCTTTGATTTTGGTTTTTCACTCCGCCTTGGATAAAAACACCTTTCATGTATAAGTTTTTCTTATCACCTTCGCCTTCATTTATAATTTGAATGTTGGCTTGGTCAAAAGTTAAACTTTCTAGTAACGGTTTTACCATATTGACGATCTCCTAATCTCTTTTACTTTACTATTCAACCTTATGCACTAGCTTTTGGTTTTGGTGCAGGTGCTAATTTAGCCTTCTCCTGTTTTGGACTGTCTGGATTGTCCTTAACAGCAGGTGCTTTACCGCCCGCTTCTTCGCCACCTTGAGCAATGTTACCAGCGTCGCCGCCCATATCATTTTTTGATGCAACTGGTGATTTAGCATTATCAGAACCATCTGAATGGCTAACTGCCACTTTTGATAATTCAGTTGCTTCTTCTAAATCTTCAGCGTCTTTTGAATCTTCTTCTGAACCTTCAGTAGCAATTTCGTCTGCAACTTCAACTGACTCTTCTGGTGCAACCATTGGCATTTCTGCCGGTGCTTCACCTTCTAAATCATCTGCCGCTTCTTCTGAATCGCCTTCTTCATCGCCCATCATTTTTTCAAATTCTGCTTTTAGATCTTCTAAAGCATCTTCTAAGTCATCAACTCTGTCTTCTACTTCTTCTTCTGAATCAGCTGGTGCTTCTGCATCGTCAGATGCTTCGTCATCGCCTTCTTCATTAGTTTCTTCATGCTCAATTTCTTCAGCACTAGTATCAGCTTCGTCTTTAACCGCATTAATTAAGTCTTCTTCAGAATCACCTGAACCAGCTACTGTTTCTTCAACTTCAGTTTCAGCATCAGCTTCTGTAGTTTCTTCAACAGCTTCTTCGTCTTTTGATTCTGTTTCAGTTACTTCTTCGTCTTTTGCTTCTTCTTTAGTTTCTTCTACAGCTTCCTCTGTTGAATCGTCTGTAGTTTCAGTAGTAAGATCTTCTTCGATCTCGTCTGTCTGGTTGTCGATTAATTCTTCATGAATTTTTCTAGCTTTCTCAACAATTACATCATGTAAAAGCTCTTGAGCTTTGTCTGATTCATTGTTTACTAGATATTCTAGAACTTGTTCTAGTTTTGATCTCGTTGTAGACATATCATATCTCCTAAATCTTATTCACGTGAATATATTTAGACACGTATTTCGTGTCGACTATAACTTATATTTAACATAATTATAGGATATTATAGGCAAAGAAGCCTATTTTGAGCCATTTTTCAGGCTATTTTAAATAAAACCGTAATATTGGGCTTTATTGTACTGGTTGTGCGTACATTGTAGCTACAAATTCTTTATTTTTCTCAAAATCAGCTTTACGCATTTCACGTACTTTACGCAACTTATTCAAGTGCTTTAAAGTTAGTTTAGTTTTACGGCTATCAGTAATTTTAGCTTGATGAAACTGATCATCTTCTGGAAAATAGGTTTCTTTAATAACTTCTTTATAACGCATAATAATATTTACCTTTTTATACCTTTTCTAGCTCTTCCACGTAACTTCTTTAATGATGTATTCATTTTTTTAGTACGTATTGAAGCTGGACTGTACTTTTTAGTATATGTAGATCTTTTACCTTGAATTCCACCTTTTGCTCTACGTGTACCTTTCATTCTATTACTTTGCTGTACGTTTAATGGTGCGTTACACGTTTCTGGTTTAGCAACAATACGTCCTTTTCGTGGACCAGATGGACAACGAAACTTTCTAGTTAATTGTCCTTTCTTTTTTGTTCCAAATTTTCCTGGATTTCTACCAAATATTTGAAAGTGTCCAGATTGCTTTTCATTAACAATATCTTCAAAACAATATAAATCTGTGTTGCTAACTTCGTAAATTTTCATACTAATATACCTTCAGTATTATTTATAATAATAAAGTGTGTATTAATACTATGCTTGATCTGTTGGATTTGGTTCACCGCCACCTATTGGTGGAGTTTCGCCTGTTGCCTCTGGTGCATCTACTCCAGCATCTGCGTCTGGTTCACTCATTGGCATTGGTGCCGCACCTACATCACTTAATCCACCCATACCACCACCAATGTCATCTCCTTGTGGTGTTGGACCAGCCATGTCTGCGTTTTCTTCTGCCCATAATTTTTCATTTTGATAAATTTCAGATTCATCAAGTCCAAGGTAACGTTTCATTGCAAAACGTTTAGACATAAATGGAATACCTTGTAACTGTGTAAAGATACTTGTTTGTTGATTATCAATTTCAATTTGTCTGTATTTTCCAAAGTTCTGTGGCTCATTAAATTGTACTTCAAATGATCCTGAATCAATTTCAATACCTCTGTGCTTTAAAAACATTTTAAATTCGTGGTCAAGTGTTGGCATTACCATTGACTGTAAACGTTTACAATATTTTGTAAATCTAAATTCTTGTATGTATGCTGTACCTACTCTACCGTCAGTAAATGCTGAACCTGGATCTTCTGGTGTTGATGGCAAATAACTTGATGGAATTCTTAAACCTTTCATCAATTTATTATTAAAGTATTTTAAATCATCAATCTCACCTAAGTTTTGACCACCTGGTAATGTTTCAACTTTTGATCCTCTACCTTCAGCCGTTTGTGCAAAGAAATAATCTTCAATCATTGACAATGGATTATAAGCGGCATCCATTACGTTTGCACCACCACCTGTTTTATTTGGAATACGTTTTTGGTGTATTTCGTTTTTAACTCTTTCAATAAATGCCATTGCTTTGTTTGTTGGCATATTACCTACGTCAATATAAAACACTCTACGTTCAGGTGCTCTTTGAACTCTGTAAATAATAATAGCATCTTCTAATAATTCTTTTTGTTTGTATACTTTAAATATACTTTCTAATACTGATGTACCAAAAGGCCAAAATCTGTCCATGCCTTCTGATAATGAAATATGTGCAATATGTGATGCATCAATTGGTGTTGTTTTTACTTCTTGTGTAAATCTACCACCTGTTGCTGTACTAACTGCTGTTGTTACACCTTGGTATTTTGCATCTGTGGCAAAAGGCATACTACCACCTTGGAAAGCAATTGGTGCCGACATTTTATATTGACTCATTGTAGTTAAATTTAAATTTTGTAAATTTAAATCTAAGTCTCTAATAAAATATGCTTCTGGCTTTTTACCTTTACCTTCGTTAACAATAATTTTATCAATTTTACTTTGATCAACCCAAAGTAATTTATATGTTTCTGGATCTCTTACAAATACTTGATCTCCGTATTTGATTACATTTCTAAATAGTTTGAAACATCTTTTATCCCAATCATTTAAATTTGACCATTGCTTAATTGCTTGATTTAAAATTTCTGTTTCTGTATCTGTTGGTTTATCTTTATAAAATATTTTAAATGGCACACCTGTTTTTGTATCTATTTGTGTGGCAAACTCTGCGATAGTATCTAATGAAGCATTAATCTCAGTATCTAAATCCATTTGATCATATTGATAATAACGTTCAATACGATTTGGTTGTCCTGCATATACTTCTGGTAACCATGTGCTGTATTTTGAGTTTGTAGAACTTCCGCCTGGCGTCCCTGAACTGCCAATTACTGACTGTTGCCCTAGCTTTGTGCTATATTCTGTAAAGTGTTTTTTCCAACTCATTGTTTGTACGTACCTTTATAAGAGTATTTATTAAAATTATATAGTATTTTAAATCTTAATGCAACCATTAATTATTGTGTAATTTTGTCTGTATTTGATTTGGCCTCATTAATTGACTTTTGTAGTAGTGTGTTTGCTTGTTGTAATTCTAAAATCATACGTTCATAATAGTTTTTAGTTGGATCTTGGTTTGGATCACCTTGGCCTGTCATTGGCAAATATTGACGCATAATTCTCATTTTAGCGTCAGCTATTTTTCCACCGTCCATATTATTTGTAAGTGTTGCACCATTATTATCAGGAACTGCATTTGACATATCTGATCCTGATGCTACTGTTGTTCCTGCTAATTCAGAAACTTTATTGGTATTAAACGTAGCAATATTTTTATTCATTTCTAATAACTGTTTATAAACAATTGCTTCCATATCAGTACCTTTTACTTTTTGAAGTACTGCTTGAATTACGTCTTCTGTAACAGTTTCTCCTGATGAAAACGAACCTCCCATAAATGTTTTACCAAGATCATCAAAGTCTCCTGTGATTGATTTTAAGGCGGCAACATTTTCTTTTGACATTCCTTGAGTTAACGTAGCCATTACTGATCTATCAGCTCCGCCTTTAAGAAGAGAACCAAACCCTTGCGATTTCATAAAGTCATTGCTTATTCCAACGTCACCAACCTTATTAGGATCATATTTTCCTTCTTTGATCATTTTTTGAATAATATATTGTGACTTAACTGCTTCTGTTCTATTGGCTTCAGCTTCTTTCATATCTGAATTGCCAGGTAATCCAAGTTTTAAGCCTTTTGTAATTGCACCTACAATCATATCAGACATTAATCCAAAGACACCACTTAATGCTCTGGCAATAGAAGCACCAAATCCTATTCCTTCAAATCCTTCAATCCATCTTAATAATCTTGCAACCATGTTACCAACTGCATCACCTATTTTTCCTGCATTCTGTAAAATGAAATCTGAGAAACGAAGTACTGCACTTGTTGCCTTAATCATAATATTTTCAAATAAGTCTAAAACTTTATTATTACCAAACAGGCTAACAAAAAACTTATCAAAAACAAGTTTAATTTTTTGTGTTGCAATTTCTAAATTTGTAAATGCTCTTGTTGTATCATCTGGTTTTTGAGCATCTCTCATTTTTTCCA